ACAGGGGACTGAAACTTTCTGAAAGGGAATGGGTATGCCCTAACTGTGGATCGGTTAACGACCGTGACTTGCTAGCCGCTTGTAACATCAAGCGTTTTGGATTACAAGAACAGAATTTATTGTTTAATAAAAAACCGTTGGCACAACGGGGTTCGGACGTGGAGGTTCCAACTATGGATGACCGTCAAGAGATTGACCTAAAAAGTAGCGTTCCGGTGAAGCGTCAATACGTACAAGTGTAATATTGTACGTAAGTGCCTAATGTACATGACAAAAGTTTATTACAACAACTGGTTGGCTAAGTTGATACTTTTCAAGGGGTATTCAACCATAACGCTAGGCCCTTTCATCCTTACCAAGGAAGACTGGTTGCCTGATCACGTCATTAACGAGGAAAGAATTCACGCTCGTCAGTGGAAGGATTGTTTCACGATGGGCATGATAATCACTTACTTCGCTAGTTTCCTTTTCAGCGCCCCCTACCACTGGTACGCATTCTTGCCGTTCCTGTTGCCTTTCGTGCTGTACTACATCATGTACCTCGTGGAGTGGTTAATATCTTTCATCTATCACGTTATAAAAGACAAGGGAAAAGAGGTTGGAGAGTCCAACAGCAAGGCATATTATGCCTCGGCGATGGAGATGGAAGCTAAAGAGAACCGTGATAACATGGATTACTTGAGAACTAGACCTTTCGGGGCCTTTTTTAGATACTACGGAAAGATATAATTCGTATATTTGTGGTAAGATGGAACATGTAATTAAACATATCAGGAAAGAGTTCTTCGACGATGCCACGGTAGGCAGGATCGAGATTGAAGGCGAGGACTTCTGCTGGGTGCTTGAAGACGCCGTGAGGGAGACCAAGATACCCGGCAAGACTGCCATCCCCGCCCACAAGTATAACGTGGCTATCACTTACAGCCCGAAGTACGAGAGGAACATGATCTTGTTGTACAACACCCCGGGTCAAACCGTTGATGTTAACGGGATGAAGTTCTCCGGCATAAGGGTTCACGGTGGTAACAACGTGGATGATACCGATGGATGCCCTCTAGTCGCTTACAACCGTACCGGCGAGAGAACGATACAGGGACGTGCCGACAGGGACATACAGGCTCTAGTCGAGAAATTCCTAAAGGATGGTGATGAAGTGTTCTGGGAAATTATAGAAGAAAGGAGTTAGTCATGCAAGCTAGCGTCAAGAACTGGAAGAAACCGACCCCGTGGAAGATAAAGAGGATAGGCGACATGTGCGTCTACACCCTCCCCATGTGGCAGGGGTTGATAACAACGTCCCCGTTCCCAGACGCTTGGAAGGTATGGCTTAATTTCATCATAGGGGCGTTATTAATCATGGCGAAGGCCATAACTAAACTATTCTCGGACAATGAGCAACTGGATAGACAACGTGACAGGTAACGTTGCCAAGGCGGTGATGGGTGGCGTGGCACTCGTGGTAACAACGGCTATGGCGACTAGTTTCAACAAGCCGACCAAGGAGTACGTGGACTTCAGGGACGACGAGATAAGAAAGGAGATAGTCAACTTGAGGGACGTGCATAACGCCGAGTTCAAGAGCCTGGAGAGGACCATAAAGCTAGAGATGGACGCCCTGCGAAGGAACATAGAGGATTGGAGGCAGTCAGATAAAGACAAGTACGAGCTTATACTTAAATTGATTGATAAACAGAATAGTAAAAATTAAAATCGAATTGAAATGAAAAGAATCAGGCCGATCAACGATTACGTGATCATCAAGAAAACCGAACAAGAGACGCGAAAGGTGGGGAGTATATTCATCCCGGAGACGAGAAACGAGGTGACACGGAAGAGCGAGGTTGTCGCCATGAATAACGGGAGAGACGACGTTAAGGTGGGAGACATCGTGATACACCCCTCCCATACCGGTACGCCGTTCTTCCTCGATGATGACGAGTTCGTCGCCATACACGACAAGGAAATAATCTGTATACTTGATGAAGTAGATGAAGAGTAACTGGAAGATAGCGATAGCGTGGATAGCCACCGTGCTGGTGGTGTTTATCATCTCGAACTCTATAAGTCGGAACCGAGAGGTGGGGGGAGAGGTGTATAACGCCCGGGCTATGGAAGACACCGTGAGGTTTTACAAGGACAAGTACAACCGGGAGGTGGCGGAGAAGCTATCCATGTTATCTGTTTCCAGCAAGGTGCTAGAAGAGAACGATTCCCTGAAACAGTTGATCAAGGGGATGAAACCGGAATTCATCGTCAAGGTGAACACCGTGTACAGGGATACCGGGACTGTAAAGTTCGATACCGTGTACCGCAACGTTTACATCCCCTTCCACGAGAGGAACAGGTACAGGTACATCTCCGGCACGGTGATGGAGGACGGCATCCACTTCGACAACTTCGAGGTGTACGCCTCCCAGTACCTCGTTTCCGGCAAGAGGAAGAAGTTCATGGGTAGCGCCGAGTACATCGTGAGGGTGGTTAACGAGAACCCGTACGTTACCACCACCGCCATTCAACCCCTGGTCATCAAGGAAAGGGATAAATGGTACGAGAAATGGTGGGTGTGGGGATTGGCAGGATTAGCGGGTGGAATTTTAATAAGTAAATAAGAATGTTTAATAAAAACCGGTGGTACACCGGGGTTCGGACGTGGAGGTACCAACTATGGATGACCGTCAAGATATAGACCTAAAAAGTAGTGTTCCAGTGAAGCGTCAATATAAAATATAAGTACCTAAGAATTTGAAATGGATTTAAGAGAATTTAGCTACATGGATAACGGCAGGAAGTTATGTTTCCGGGTGGGACAATCCCTGTCGTTCACGTCACGGGGTGGGGGTTTGACCAGCATGATCATACACTCGATCAAGAAGGAACGCCTTAAAAACCGTGACAAGATAACGATACACGTCCGGGAGAAAGACGGCAACGAGGCCGTGGTGTGGAAGGAAATATACCGTCACGATGACGGGAGTTTAACCATTGACGTGAGCGATTATGAAAAGGAACTTGAAAGGGATTAACGGGGTGATCGTTCACGTCCCCGAGACGTACGAGACGACGATAACCGCCCCCGGTGGCACTAAATTTTACGTGAACAACACGATGGATGACATGACCTACGTGGTGAGGCACGGGGAGGTGGTCACGTCATCGGACCCGAGGATAAAGCCGGGTGACATCGCTTACTTCCACCACAACATGGTACGCCGCCGGAGCGTGGAGTACACCGACAACAAGGTGGGGAGTAGTAACGAGCTGTTCGATGACATGTTCGTTATCCCCGTGGAGTTCGTGTACCTCGTGAAGCGTGGTGACGATCATATCGCCGTTGACCCGTGGTGCTACGTCGAACCCGTCCTCAACGACAAGGTGAGGGAGGGGAGTTTCGAGATAGCCAACCCCGAGAAATACAAGAAACAACACGGTATCATGACGTACTCCAACGAGTCGTTACGGGAGCAGGGAATAGATGACGGGACGCCCGTCGTGTTTAACCTCGATTCCGAGTACGAGTTCAAGATAGACGATAGCGTGCTGTACAGGATGAAAACGCCGTGGATAATAGGAGAGCTTGAAGATGAGTGACGACAGATTCATACAATCGTGCAAGATCGCCGTGGGAGAACTGATGAAGGTTATCACGGCGGACATCGACACGGCCGTAATGGAGAAGGAAACCACCGTCAAGAACGCCATAAAGTTAAAGAAGAAAGCGATAACTAGCTGCAAGAACATGCTCGGCTCCATCCTCAATCACGACAGGAAACAGGAGAAGTGGGTTCGTGCCACGCTAGACAAGATAGTAGACGCCAGCCAGGGGGTGGTGGAATCCCTCTACTCCGGGCTGGAAGACGTCGTCATGGACTCGGACGTGATCGGTAACGACGCCGATAGCATATCCACCATGATAGACACCAAGCTGGTAGCCTTCAACGACGTCATGGAGATCGAGGACATCGTGCATGACGTGAAGAGCAAGCTGGAAGAGGAAGACATCATGCTGGAAGAGACCGATTACAAGGGTGGTTACGCCGAGAAGTACGCCGACAAGTTCGCGAGGATGAAGGATCACTCCGGTTATCGCCCCGAGATAGACGCCGTGGTGATAGACCCGGAAGGGACGGTGGGGGAGATAATAGAGATAAACGACATCCGTATCGCCCTCCCCAAGAAACCGATCAAGGCGGAGATTGACTGGGGAAAGAGGTTCAAGCAAGACCAGTTCTGGCGCAGGCAGGCCCCACCCAAGGACCTGACGGTTCGTACCGCCAAGCGTCACGAGGATTACATAGATTCCGAGTACATGAAGAAACGGAACGGGTACTGGTTCATGAACAACGGGGTGGCGACGTACATAACCGGCGCCCACTGGTTCATGATGACGCATTGCTACACGGGAGCGGACGGGGGGTATTACTATTACTCCGCCGCCCAGAGGAAGTTGTTCCTGTTCCTTGAAGCGATGTACAGGGATAACCGGTGTCTAGGCATCATCCTTGAAAAGATTCGTCGTTTCGGTGCCACTGACTGTATCATGGCGTTCATACTTTGCAAGACGATAGAGCAAAGGAACAAGCTGTCCGGCATGACATCCAAGACGGATACCGACGCCAAGTCCAACTTCGTGAGGTTAACCACCATGTTCTCTCACCTACCGTTCTACTTCAAGCCGATGTGCATGGACGAGAAGTCCAAGTCGGAGCTAGAGTTCGCCCAGCCGGGTAACAAGCTCAAGAAGGCCGGTCAGGAGAAGGAGGTAGTGGACGTGGCCCTGAACACCCGTATAAACTTCCGCCCCACCAACGAGTCCAGTTACGACGGGGAGGCGTTGTTGTTCTACTTCGGTGACGAGTTCAGCAAGTGGAAGAAACAGAACGGTAACACGCTCACGCATTTCACGATGGTGAGAAAATGTCTCACGAAGGGTAGGCGTATCACCGGTAAGGCCATACTGATCTCCACCGTGGAGTTCGTGACCGGCAAGGATGCCAACGACCCGGACGCCCTGGCGGGTGACAGGTACAAGTACTTGTACTACAACTCTGACCCACGGAAACGTGACGGTAACGGGCAGACGGTGACCAACCTGTACAAGATATTCATAAGCTGTTTCGAGCATTACGAGGGGTTCATAGACAAGTACGGGAACATGATCGTTGAAGACCCTAAATCCCCGGTGAGGACGATGGACGGGGAGAACATGTCGATAGGCGTGAAGACCTACTTGCAGAACGTGGACGAGGCACTCAAGGATAACCCGAAACAATTGCTGGAAGAACACAGGAAGAACCCCCGCACCGAGGAAGACGGGTTCAAGCTGGCGATCAACATGTGCATGTTCAACCAGGCGAACATACTGGCGCAGATAAAGTATAACGATAGCCTCGATGGCACTCACCTTAGACGTGGTAACTTCGAGTGGTATCAAGGGGTTGCAGATAGTGGACACGTTATCTTCGTTGACAAGCCGGATGGCAGGTTTCTCGTTAGCTGGATACCGGAAGAGGGCCTAAGGAACAACGTGAAGTTCGAGAACGGGTTGTGGATACCGCTTAACAGGCACATCGGTAACTTCGGTATAGACCCGTACCGTGTGAACAAGACCGTTGACGGGAAGGGGTCCAAGGGTTCGATACACGGGTTCTCCGGCATAAACTCTTCCGGGGCGCCCAACTTTAACTTCTTCCTTGAATACATAAACAGGCCGGACTCGAAGGAGATATTCTTCGATGACGCCATCAAGGCGATGGTGTTCTACGGGATGCCCGCCCTCATAGAGAACAACGTGAACAACCTGATAGACGAGATGTACCGTCGTGGGTATCGCAAGTTCTCCATGACCAGAACCGACAAGGAAAAGGACAAGTTGTCAGAAGACGAGAGGGTGAGGGGGGGTATGCCTTCCACGTCCGAGAACGTCTCGCAGATGATAAACGCCGCCATAGAATCCTTCGTGGAGAATAACGTCGGCAGCTCTGAAATGTATTTTAACGCCACGCTGGAAGACTGGCTGGCTTTCGATGACAAGAACAGGACCAAGCGTGACGCCTCCATATCGTCAGCGTACGCCCTCATAGGTAACACTCGCAAGAAGAGACGCCAGAGGGAGGCAGAGGAACCGGTGGCAACACGACCCATGTTCAGGATATACGAGAATGTTGGAACTTATGGAAAGTTAAAAAATGGATAGACAAAGAAGAAACGTCACGATCCCGAACAGGGATGCTTCCAACGAGGAGAAGGAAAGCAAATCGTACGGGCTAGAATACGCCCAGTACATCGAGTTCGAGTGGATCACGGGGAACGATTACACCAGCCGGAAGAAGAAGTTCGAGGAACTAGAGGCGCTTCGTAACAACGAGGTGGACATCGACAGGTTCAAGAACATGCTTAACATCCCGAAGGACCAGGCTTACCTGTCACTTAACTGGGAGTTCACCTCCGTGGTTCCAAAGTTCGTTAACGTGGTGAAGGACTCCTTCCCCGCCGACATGTTCAAGATCAAGACCAAGGGTGTTGACATCATGTCAAGGGAGGAACGTAACAAGTACCGCAAGAGGCTGGAAACCGAGATGCTAACTAAAGACTTCACGCAGGAGATGACGATAGCCACCGGTATCAACTTCGTGCCTGATTACGTGCCTGATTCTAAAGAGGAGCTAGACCTTCACATGCAGCTAGAGTACAGGCAGAAGAAGGAGATAGCGTCGGAGATCATCATTAACAGGGTGTTCGACCTTAACTACTTCCGTGAGATACAGAACAGGGTGGCGGAAGACCTCGTTACCAACGGCATCGCTGCCATACGGGTGGAGTCCGATCCAAACTACGGCGTGGTCATGAGAAGGGTTGATTGCAAGAACCTGTTATACTCGTACGACCCGTTGTACACCCGTGACAAGAAGGGGTGCTACTACTTCGCCGAGATGATGGAGATGACCGCCGGGCAGATCGTCAGGATGAGCGGGGGAGAGGTATCGTACGAGACCCTGGCGAGGGGGGTGAGTGATAAACGGTTCAAGCCGGACGAGGTGGCTAACGAGGACGACCTGTTCACCGTCATGTACTTCACCTTCAAGACCACGATGGACGAGGTGTACAAGAGGAAAAGAAACAACCTGATACCCAAGGACAAGGACTACGTTCTCCCGAGGGAATCTTCCTCCCGCATGATAAAAGGGAAGTACGACGTGTGGTTCGAGGGATACTACGTGCTAGGCATGAACCTCGTGTTCAACTACCACCTGATGCGTGACATGATCCGGCCGGTGAACAACGCCAACACCGTGATGGCACCCTACATCGTATACGAGCTGACGGTACCCTCTATCGTCGAGAACTTGAAGTCATACGCCGAGGATATACACCTTATCGTGTTGAAACTTAGACACTTGATCTCAAAGATGAAACCTGACATGTTCGAGATCAACGTTGACGCCCTGATGAACATAGACATCGGCACCGGCGCCAAGCTCACCCCCTCCGACGTTCTTGACATGATGTACCAGACGGGAGCCTTGCTGTACAAGGGAACGGCTTACGACGACGATCAAATATTGCAGGGCAACATCCTTCGTAACATCCCCACGGCTGACGGTCAGAAGCTCATGCAGCTTATCAACGCCTACAACCAGAACATGAACATGTGTTACGAGGTTACCGGCGTTAACAGGGTGCGTGACGGTTCGGCACCGCTTAACGGGGCGCTCGTAGGGACTCAACAGATGGCCCTTAACATGAGTAACACCGCCACCAAGCACATCTTCGAGGGACTGATGTCCATAAAGAAGGGGACGGGGGAGGTTAGCCTGAACAGGGCGCAACAGATGTCGATGTACAAGGAATCGTTCTCCGATGACGTGATGTCTTACTTGCTGGAAGATGACGTTATCGACGACTACAAGACCCTGTACAAGTACAACCTGGACGTGATCGTTGAAGTCGCCCCCGACGCCGAGGAAAAAGCCAAGCTGGATCAAGTGATACTCGCCGCCGTTCAGGCCGGGCAGATCACCCTCGCCGATAGAATGGACATCCTGTCTATCGACAACATCAAGATGGCGTCCAAGTACTTGAAGGTCATCATGAAGAAACGGCAAGACGAGGCGTTCCAGAAACAGAAGGAGATGGAGGCGATGAAGACCCAGATGCAAGCTCAAGCGCAAGTAGCCGTCGAGCAACAGAAACAGCAATCCCTGATGATGGAGATTCAAGCCAAGGGTCAGGAATTACAGTTCAAGACCCAATCGGAGATACAGATAAACGAGAAGAAGGTGGAGGGAGAGATCATACTGGAACGTGTTAAACACCAGTTGCGGATGCAGGAGCTAGGCTTGCAGGCACGTGTCACGGCCGAGTCAAACCAGTACAAGGAACAGGCCAAGGACGCCCGCACCTACAAGCAAGCGCAACAGCAAAGCGCCATGATCAACCAGAGACAGAGGGGAGGGGCAACAATACCCTTCGAGAGCATGAACGCCATGCAGGACGTTCAAGCCGCCCCACCCGTCGAGATTCCACCTATGGAAGAAGTTAACCAAACTCAAAACTATACAGGAGATGGCACCACCGAAGAAGGACAGGTCGGAACTATCTAGGTCCGCCAAGTATTACCGGGATCACCCGGAGGCTAGAGAGAAGAAGAAAAAAACGGATACCGAGGTTAACCGTAGACCGGAGCAAAGGAAGAAACGGTCAGAGCTTAGCCAGCGTAACCGTGAGCATGACAAGAAGCACGGGAAGTCATCTCGTGCTGGCAAGGACTACGATCACGCAACGAAACGGTACACGTCATCTTCCGCCAACCGTGGCAGGAAGAACGGTACCGCCGGAGACAGGAGGGCTAGGGGATGAGAGGGAAGTCTAAATACGGGAATGTCAAGTCAGGTGGTCACGCCTCGAAGAAGGAGGCCGCCCGTGCCGCCACCCTCAAGCTACTGGAAAGGGCTGGCAAGATCAAGGACTTGCAAGAACAGGTCACTTACACGTTGATACCGGCGCAGTTCGAGGGGGAGGGAAAGAACAGGCATTGCGTCGAGCTGGCTTGCAAGTACGTGGCCGATTTCGTGTACACAGACGTCGAGACGGGGGAAACCGTGGTGGAAGACACCAAGGGATTCCGCACTGACGTTTACAAGATAAAGCGCAAGTTGATGCTTAAAGTACATGGAATCAAGATAAAAGAGACATGAAAATCAATTAACTCTTTGTTGTTATAGATAAAATCTATATATTTGTGTAACAATTTAAATTGAATCGAATGGGAAAGTTAGATGAAATACTGAAAGACATAACTTTTAAACCGGGAGAGCAAGTCCCTGCCGCCAAGGAGGGAGAACAAGCGCCGGCTGATGAAGTTGAAACTAAGGAGGCGGAGATCGTTTCACAAGAAGCGAAACCCGTTGAAAAGGTCGATGATCAGGAAATAGATTTCTCGAAGGTACCGGAAGAGAAAATACTGGGATACCTGGCCGGTAAGGTAGGTAAGGAAGTGAAGACGTGGGAAGACCTGGTAACGGTTCGAGAGGTGGAAAAAGAGGTTGAGAAACCCGTTGATTACGCCAGTCCTGACGTGGCTAACATCGACAAGTTCGTCCGGGAAACCGGGAGGGGAGTGGACGATTACTTCAAGGTACAGAAAGACTGGGACAACGAGCCTAACGAGAAAGTTGTCAAGGAGTACCTCAAGACTCAATACCCGTCACTAGACAAGGAGGATATTGAAGTCATGTATGAAGACTACTTCCAGACCGAGGAGGTGACCGAGGACATGCTAGATGACGAGAGAAAGGCAATTGACCGCAAGAACAGGTCAAAGCTGGTTAGCTTGAAGACCAAGGCCGAGGAAGCTAGAAAGTATTTCAACGCCCAGAAAGAGCAATACAAGACTCCTCTCAAGCGTGTGGAGGATAACGTTGACAAGGGAAAAGAAGAATGGGTGAAGGGGGCGAAAGGAGCCTTGTCAAGTCTTGATAAGATCGAGATTGACGGTTTCAGTTACGAGATTCGTGACAAGTCGAGATACGATAAAGTGTTCGACGGGATCGACTCGCTGCTGGGAACGTTCAAGAACGAGGACGGTACCTTCAATTACGGCAACCTGGTAAGAGTGATCACCGCCGGGATGGAATTGCCGAAGATACTGGAAGAACACGCAAAGGCGGTGAAAGCGAATACTGTTGAAGAGGAAATGAGGAAAAAGTCTAACGCCACCACTGACGCCCCCAAGCCGGGAGATGCCAAGGGTCCGTCGGAGGACGAGTTCCTGAGGTTCCTCAAAGACAAGAACTTTATAAGATAGAATATTATGCTTACAAGTGTTACATCAGATTTTTACCTTGATCCGAACATTAAAGTTCAACCGATCTCCGGTAACTACATGAGTCTATATGACTTCACTACCAAGTTTTACCCTTCATTGAAGGACAGAATCATCGACCAGTACGGTAATCAAACGATCCGTGGGTTCCTTGATAAATACGCTCAAAAGGAGATGATCTCCGCCGACACCCAGTTCTTCGGGATGACCGGACGTAGACGTAAATTGCTGGAAGGCGTGACCCGTGCAGGTGACGTGTTCACGATCGCCGCTCACACCATCCGCCCGAACGAGAACTTCATGGTTATCGACAAGGCCGGCAAGAAAGTGAACTACGGTATCTGCGTGCCGGACGATTATGACGCTGGCAAGTTCACCGCTAAAACCTATGACGGTGCCGACTGGACCGTTGGAACTACCGGGTTGACCATCATGGCTGCCGGTTACGAGTTCCAGAAGGGAACACCGGGTATGACCCGTGCCTTGACTCGTGAGGTTGAAATCGGTAGCACGTCCCTTATCATCGGTAAGGACATGTTCGAGATCAACGGTTCCGACATGTGCGACGCAACGTGGTTGAAAACCCCGGATGGAAACGCATTCTGGACGAGTGCAGAGATCGAGGAGGCTAGAGAGAGAATGCTGGATCAAATGGAGATTCAAGCGTTCGTTGGGAAGAAAGCCGTTGACGCTTCTGATGCCAAGACCGCAGGGTTCCGTGGTATCGAGGGAGTGTTCGACCAGATCAGAAACGGTGGTAACAGCTTCGAGGGAAACATCGCCGGTACTGCCGACATCGAGTCAATCATCAAACGTCTTGACAAGGTTAACGGCGAGACTTACAACTTGTTGTACTTGTCTACCGAGGCATCGTTGTCCATCGACAACTGGCTCGCTAAAGTTGGTGGGGCCGGTTCCGCTACATGGGGTTACTTCGATAACAAGCAACGGATGCTTGACTTCGGTTTCGACGCCTTCAAGATGGGTGGGTACGAGTTCTACAAGACCACCTGGAAACTGTTGAAAGACCCGACCGTTTTGAACCCGGATAACTTCGCAGCCGAGAACCAAATCCACGGTATCATGGTACCGCTTGGACGTGCTTCTATCACCACCGGTTACAACGGTGACTTGAGCGGGCAGAACAGCACGATCAACGCCCCGTACTTGACCAAGTTGTACAAGGGTATGCCGGGATACAGCCGTGAGCTTGTAACCACGTTCCACGGTTCACAGAACGTGCCGGACGCTACCAACACCTGGGACGTTTTCGGTATCGACTGGTTGTCTGAATGGGGATTGCGCTGCGTTGGGTTGAAGAAATGGGCGATCTTCGAAGGTGTATCAGCATAGGCTTAATTGACCTTAAATATTAAACCTCGGGGGAAGGGAATAATAACCCCTCCCCCTTTTTTTATTTGAATCTGAATTTAATTAACAAGAAACCGTTGGCACAACGGGGTTCGGACGTGGAGGTTCCAACTATGGATGACCGTCAAGAGATTGACCTAAAAAGTAGCGTTCCCGTGAAGCGTCAACACGTGAAAGCGTGAGTGCCTCTAATCGAATATGGCAAGTACTAAAGAAACAAAGAGAATCACGGAAGAAGAGGCGAAAGAACAGATGATCGCCGAGCTAGAGAAGAGGGGGTTGGGTAAAAAACCCTTGACGTTCCTCCTCACGGGTACCCGTAACAATCACTCGTTAAGACCGAAGACACGTCACGTGTACACCGGCAAGAACGGCGAGACTTACGTGTTCAACCTCCGTTACACCCCGGTATCCCCCACCGCCATCGAGAACGACCAGAACATTGACGGACCGGTAGAACTTAGACGGGTGGACTTCCCCGGTGACCGGTGGACCATTTACCCGGAAGATAGAGGTTTACAGATGTTCCTCATGTTGCACCCGTTCTTCGGAAAGGACAAGGTGTTCTACATCGAGGACCTCGAGGCTGACGCCGCCATCGAGGAAAGCACGTGGACTGACATGGCTACCGTGGTTGAACTTTGCAAGACATCAGACTTCGAGGTGTTACAGGCGGTTTACGCCACCTTGAAGGGAATAACCACCGAGATGAACCCCACCATCCTTCGTGCCGGTATCCTTGGCAAGATGGAGACTGGAACTCCCCCACGGGAGATCATCGAGATGTTCGGTGACAAGAGAAACACGATCAAGTTCAAGATTCAATCGGGCATACGCTTGAACATCTTGAAGTTGAACTCGAGAAAGACTGAATTGAGCTGGGCGACGGGGGGTGTTATCTACACTTGCGCCCCGGGTCTTAACGTCATCTCCGAGTTCGCCGAGTGGGCGATGACAAGCGAGGAAGGTGGCGCCGCTTACGACAGGATTTTAACCAAGTTAAACGCTTAGAATAAATGATAGACGAGGTGTACAAGGTAGTCAACGTGCTACTTAACAAGAACGGGTACGGTGTCATAACTCCCGACGAGTTTAACTCCGTTTGCGGGCTGGCCCAGTCCAAGATATATTCAGAGATACCTAACAGGTTGAGGATGAAGTATAACAGGGACAAGCAAGGTTACTCGGCGATCCCGAAGGACATTCTTGAAAACGCCTTGTACAGGCTCGCCGTGGTGGAAGACTTGAAGAAGGGGGATGATGACCCCTTCTTCCCTTTCCCCCCTACCGAGAAGTTAAACGCCGTGTACAGGGAGGGGAAAGAGGCCACCATGATAGACGTGGCACGGCTAAGGATGATAGGTAACTCGAGGTATAACAGGCCATCGGAGACTTACCCGAATTACTCCATAACGGAGGACGGGATACAGGTGTTGCCTGACAACCCTTCCATAGAGGTGCATTATTACAAGATACCGCCGAGACCCCGGTGGACTTACGTGGTCATAGAGGGCAAGCCGGTGTTCAACCCTTCCGTCAAGAGTTATCAAGACTTCACGCTGTCGGAGCATTTCTTTAACGTCCTCGTGATCGAGATAGCGTTATGCTTCGGAGTTCACTTGAGGGAGGCGGAAGTGATACAGGTGATGGCACAGGATCAAGCTAACGAATTTCAAAAAGATAACACGCTATGAACGTTAAACTAACAGACATTATCGACTCGGTGTTGATAGACGCCACTGACCCGGACAGTTACGTTCACGGTGTCAGCAGGGAACTGGTCATAAAACACGCCCAGAGAGCGGTCGAGGAACTGCGATACGTGGGTGACAAGCAATACAAGGAGGCGGAGGGGGAGATGAACGCCGTGGGCAAGTTCAGGATGCCTAACGACTTCATCGACTACATAGCCATCTACTTCCTGCACGACGGGTACAAGATTCCCGCCCTCTACAACGATAACATCAACACGTGGTACTCGTACATGCTCAAGAACGATGACGTGTACGCCGCCCAGAACATCCTGACGAACGAGGAGGAAACGATGATCGACAACAACGACTACGAGATCGTGAAGGGAGTTGACCTCAACGGGATGAAGTCAGCCGAGTGCATGCTGCCGTGTCGTCACAACTCTTTCCTCGTTAGCAAGAACGGTTACCAGTTCGATTACAGGGATAACACCCTCACCTTCGACGACGTGCCGGAGGGTTACGACCGCATCCTTATATGTTACGTGTCCAACGTTGACCTGACGGACATCACGAAGATCAACGTTCACCCGTACTTGCAGAAGTACCTGGAAGCTGACATATACTGGCGGATCATCGAGAGAAGGCGTAACGTGCCGATGAACGAGAAGATACGGGCGAAGGCAGAGAAGAACCGTCGTTACAAGGACGCCAAGTTTGAAATGAACTTCAAGAGAGAGGAAATTATTCAAGCATTATTGAGAGCGCTATGAAGGTAATACAAGATTTCTCGGGGGGAAAGATGAACATGGACATCGACCCCCGCTACATGCCGAAGGGGCAATACCGTGAGGCTCGAAACGTCCGTGTGATAGACACCGATAACGAGAACTCCGGTGTCATCGAGAGCATGGACGGCACGAGGGTGGTTATCGACGAGCCACTGTTCACGGCTGGATCGGTTACCGCCGGCATGTACGAGTACAACAACAAGATATACCTGTTCACCGCCCTCAAGCAAGGCGGTTTTTCTATACTGGAATACGATTCCGTTACCGGGAAGGGAAGTCACGTCCTCGTTGACCAGCTATCCACCTTGCGGGAGGAAGACGGTCTACGAAACACGATATGTTTCCTTCACAACAAGAAGGACGATCAATCGGTGTTCACGCAAGCTTACAATCAAGGGTTCGGGTGGTACGTCCCCTCCAAGGAAGAGATCAAGGACGTGATAGACAACATCGAGGAAACATGGAAGTTCCTTATCTCCGAGAGGGAGGAAGACATCATCACGTTCAACAACCAGTACATAGGGGTGGGTACCGCCGTGGAGGTTCAGGAAGACGCCCCCCTCACCCGTTCCGCCCGTGCCTTGTCAACACCCGTACCGCTCACGGAAGAACAGGAAGGATCAGGAAATTACTACTGGACGTCCACCGAGTACGACAAGGATCAAGCCTACGTGTACGGTTTTCTCGGGCTTCAACTGGCACCGAAGACCAATCATTACATGTGCGTTGTTATCAAGAGGTTCCGTTTCGACATCCCCCCGAAGAAGGGAGACTCGTATGACGGTGGAACGATCTACAAGGTGGACATGGAGAAGATGGAGGCGAGGGCGATGAAGATGCTGCCCACCACCTTCGTTTACGATTCCACCCCGGAGGTACTCACGCAGGACCTTGTCACCCCCTTCAACCTTCAAACGAGGGTGAGCGGGTTCGCCATGCTTAACGACATCATGGTGTTCCACGACTGGATGACCAACGAGCCGGTGGAGATAGACACCAGCAAGACGAGAGGGTACTTCAAGTTTTATGACTGGACGGCGATGAAGCTGGTTAAACGTCCACCTCTCTCCGTTGACGTGGAGATAGCCGAGAAATCGGAGCTGGGGGAGATGCGTAACATCAACCCGTTGTTCGCCGCTCGCTACATTTACGATACCCGTGAGACGTCAGCCATCAGTCCTTATTCTACCTCTACGTCCGAGCTTGATGACGAGGACTCGAAAAAGGTAGAGTACGACATGATGGTGGAGTGTTACGTGTACAAGGACAAGGTCAAGTTCGTTAACTCCTACATGGACCCGGTTTCTGGCGTGAAAACGTACTGGACCTCTCACGAGCTTTCCATGTCGTTACCTAACACCAGTTTCTCGAAGGCTTACTTGAAGTCTTTCAAGACGAGGTCTTTTGACGCAAACGACACGAGCTTTCACTCGGAGGGTGTTATAGCGTTCACGGGTACAACGGATAATTACCTGGACCCGGCCGGGAGGGGGTATTTCACTCACTTCAAGACGAACGCTGATGCTATCGACGTGGTGGGTGACATGTTCATAAACAAGAACGACGGTGGTGACATCAACAAGGCTGGTGATCAAATATATTACGCTAGAACTCATGGTGCATCTGGAAGTAATAACGGGCAGTTGATGCTGTTCGAGTACAACAAGAACGATAACTCCCTGTCAGAGATTCAAGGGTTCGTGGGGGACGGAGATCAACACGAGGGAGGGTTCTGCATGTCCGACTCGGGTAAGCAAGTGTACGTCGTGTACAAGAGCGAGTTCGCTTACAGCTCCGAGTACGGGAAAGGCGGGACGTTCACGCAGGTGAAGTTGAACGACTTCATATCCATCATAAGCAAGCCGAGGGGGGTGAAGATTATATGCGATTCTGACGGTAGCGTCGTGTACATATCCTGCAACCAGAACTTCGATACCGACAACAAGTACACGCTGGTATCCGAGAACTACGGGAAGAACTTCACCACGGTATCCACCTCCCTCGTCAACGAGTTCATGTGTTGCTCTTCTAACGGGAAGTTCTTCGCCCTTGCTGGCAAGACCGTTGACACCATATACTACTCGAAAGACTCCGGTAAGACGATGTCGAAGGTCACTCCCCAGTACGTGAGTGACCCGCAGAACTATCAAGTGACCGGGATGTCCATGTCTCCTGACGGTAGAACTTTCTACGTTACCGCTATCAACGGTAGTACCGCTTACCTGTTCGCGTCCCAGAACTACGGGTTGTCGATAACCAAGATCAACAACTACTCTCACGAGGGGGTTGTTGGGGCGTCAGTGTCTTACGTGCGTGGATCGTACTCGAACGAGACGCTTAACGAGATCAGTAACGCCACCTCCGCCGTGAACGTGACGGTGAACACCGGTAACGAACACGTGGAGAAGATAGAGATACTCATGAAGACGGGGGCGGGGATGTACAAGGTGAAGACCATAGACAAGAAGAAACTGGGGTTGGAAGATAACGTGGACTACACCTACAAGTTCTCTTACTCCGGCAACTACCCCCTCGTCCCGATGAAGGACGTGAACAAGCTGTTCGATAACGTCCCGATGATGGCTAGGAGCTGCATGATCATACAGAACTCGTTGTTGTTCGGTGGTTACGTTGACGGCTTTGATATTGATACAGACGTGTCACTAGACGTGAAGATAAACAATACCCCCACCACCTCCACCACGTACTCTTTAAAGACGGGTACTACGCAGGGGTACGGTATCATCTTCATGGATGACTTCGGGAGGTGTTCGCCGGTTCTGGCACCAGTTGATGTCACGGTACCGAGGATAAACGCTGATGCCGCTAACATCGGTCGTGTGGCAACCGTGACGGTAAAGGGGAAGGCTCCATCGTGGGCGACCAAGTTCAAGTTCGCCAGACGCAACCCGAAGGTGCTATTCGACGTGATCGACGGGTTCGATAACGCCTACGTGATAAACGGCAAGTTCTACCTTGAGATAACATCCATGCCTTGGATAGTCCCCACCCCGGGTGACAAGCTGGAACTGGTATCGGAGATGGAGACGATAGCCACGGAGGTATCCACGAAGGGTTACATCTTCGAGGTGAAGGACAAGGTGATCGTGCAGGGTGAACCGGGACAGTTATCGGTAACCCTCTCTGATGGAACGAAGGTTGACATGGGAGACCCTGACAAGGTGGACGTTCCGAACGGTCGATACCTGATCATAGAACCTACCGCCAAGGAGGGTTACACCGAGGATGACATACTCAAGAAAGAGTCGAGATGGACGACATCCGTGTTTTACCTTATCATGTACGAGACCAAGGATGACACGGTGGTTTATCAAGAGATACCCGGCATCTATGACGTTGACAAGGGGATGGCCGGCGCTTACATACTCGACAATGACGGGGACGTGATGGTAACCACGGGACCGGCAAGAGAGATAAACAAGTTCTCGAACGGTACGTTATTCACCACGCTGGGACGACCGAACGCCATATCTGATAATTACAGCCGTGAGGACAGGTACGCATCCCTCACCGTTTCCGAGCCTTACGTGGAGGACACGAAGGATAACGGGTTGGCGTCTTTCAATCAATCGCTAGTCAACTACACGGACCTCTCGAAGAAGTACGGCGAGATCGTGAAGATAGACGACATAGGCTCCGACATTGACGTGTACCAGAGAAACAAGTGCAGTCGTGTGATGTACAAGAAGAACATCTTGAACTCCCCCACCGGTAGCGCACTAGTGGCTAAATCGGAGGACACCTTCGGGGAGCAGCAAGAGTACGCCGAGGATTACGGGATGTCTCACTACGAGACTTACTCCCGTTACGGTAACTCACGGTTCTTCGTGGACACGAACACTGGACAGGTGATACGCAAGAGCATAAACGGGTTATTCCCGGTAAGCTCCTACGGGATGCTAAATTACTTCCACGACAGGTTGACAACTATCGGCGTGAAGTGTGGCGCTTACGACCCCAAGACTTCATCGTACATCGTCGGGATGAAGGACTGTTGCGTGAACTTCATGGAGCCGGTAGACGGTTGGACGTCATTCTACGACATGGTACCTGACCTCATGGCGAGGGCCGGTGCTTACTGTTTCTCCACTAAAGATACCATCATAAGGAGGATGGGAGGGGAACCGGGATACCAGAACCTGTTACTGGGCAAGACCGTGACGAGCAAGGTTCACCTCGTGAATAACGAGTATCAAGATTCCAACAAGGTGTATAACAACATCGTGCTGGAATCTAACATAGCCCCCACCTCCACCACGTTCAAGACGTTCGACCTGGAGAGAACGATAGATCAATCTTACTTCAAGAAGAAGGAGAACTTGCTGGAATCGTTCATCCCGAAGGCGGAAGGGACGTCACAACCCGTTCTACTTTTCGTTGCCGCCGGTGACGAGGAAGGGTTGAAAACGTTCAGGACGTACACGGCCTCGCTGGTGTATTCCGGCATGGACGTGTTCAGGGACGGGGAGGTGGTAACGTCTATCGAGGTGGTTAAAGATGACGAGGTCACGCTGGCCGATCCCGTGGATGTCAAGGAGGGACAGGTACTCTACGTTAAAGTTGATGACGGGGTTAACGGTGACGCTATCAGGGGAAAATATCTCGAAATAATTTCGTACTTTAGCGTTGATAAAGAGAAGTTACTCGTTAAATCAATACAACTTGATATAGATGAATCGAAAATTTAAAATCAGGAATTACGAACCGACCGATCATGCCATGATAAGTGAATGGTGGGAAGAGTGGGGGTGGAAGCCAGTACCCCCTCACTTCCTTCCATGCGGGTATATCGTGGAAGACGATGAAGGCCCGTTGTACGTGGCTTTCGTGTACATGACCGGGACGGGGATATGCTGGCTAGAATGGTTATTAACAAGCAAGAAGATCGACGTCTCCCGGAAGAGGGGGGCGAAGGAGTTCTTGATTGGCAAATTGGAATCCATGCTGCGGGCAACGGGCGTGGAAGCGATATTCACCACTTCCAACGACGCCGGTCTAGTGAACGGCCTCAAGAAATGTGGTTTCGAGATTAGTGACACGAACATGGTTCAAATGATTAAAATTTTAAAGTGATGGCAGCAGCGACATCTATCATCCTCGCCGGAACGGCGCTAGCATCAACGGGCTTAGGGGTAGCCAAGTCCGTGAAAGAGGCGAAACAGGCGAGGGAGGCGAAGAAAAACATTGACAATTACCAGCGTCAGGAGATAGACTTCAACAACTATCTCATGGCAGTAGACACTCCAACCGACCAGTACGTTCAACAGTTGAAGAGGGTACAGCAAGAGTCGGCTAACTATTCAGAACAGGCATCCTCGGCCGGGGCGAGGGGGTTGTCCTTACTTCCCGGCATACAGGAGCAAACTTACGCTCAAGAGGAACAGCTGGCGGCTAACTTCCAGAACCAGTTGTACGAGTTACAGAAACAGCAAGCCATCATGGCGGCTGAACAGGAGAACAGGGAATTCCAGGCTAGAGAGAACCGTGAACAACGGGAACTTGCCGGGTACGGTGCCTTGTACGAGGCAGGAAGACAGGGGCAATACGCCGGGATGACGGAAGCTCTAGGAGGTGTTCAAGCGATAGCCGGCATGGCGTCAGGATGGAATCTTGGAGGTGTCGGAACGATCACCACGATGCCCACCCCCACCAGCCAGATCAACTCGGCGGAGACGGTAATGAACAGGAACGTGGCTACTAGCTCGTTAACTGACATGGCGGGTAACCGTTACGGTTACAATCAAGGGGTAGGTTACACCACCATCCCCCAGACGCAGGCGTTGAAATTACCAACTTACGATTACAAGAAGATATAACATGGCAAATCAATATACAGGAGAGGCGTACATGGGCGTGAAGCCTGTCGAGGCTGACTTTGGTCAGGTCGGCATGAACGCCCTCAACATCGACATGGCGTTGCGTGCCGCCGATCTTGAACGGGAGAAAATATACGCCAAGCAAGCGAAAGAGGCGCAGCAAAAGCTAGAGGCTAACTTGAAGGATTTCGACAAGCTGGCCACGGGGGCTTTGGACTTGCAGCCACAGGCTTTTGACCAGCAAGGGGTGGCTATCCTCATGGAACACACGCAACAAGAGATAGCCGACATGAGAAGGGAACTTGCTAACCCGCTTATCACCCCCACCCGTAAATCGGAGATCATGGTCAAGATCGGTGACATGAAGAACAAAGCGGCGTCTTACACCAACCAGATGAAGAGTTTCCAGACCTTCCTTGAAGGGTTATCCAAGACTGGGAAGGGGGGAATCGATGACGTGATGAACGTGGGGTTGATCGGTGCGTTGAACGAGGCTATATTACTTGCCGGGAAGGAAGGGGTCAAGAGCAAGGGTAACGGTATTTACAGCCTGGGAGGCATGATCGACATGTACTACGCGAACGGGATGCTGAACTTCACCATGTACGACAAGAACGGCGAGGCTCTCGCTACCGGTTCACCGGCTGAGTTACAGGCCAAGTTGAGCGGCAAGCTGAAACCGTTCGTGGACCTTGACGGGTTGATGAACAATTCCATCAAGCAGATAGGTGATTCGGTGGTTAGAAGTTTCCAAAGAACCCCTGACGGTAATATACTCAATATAGAGTCCACTAACCTTAACAACATCAAGCAAAGAGCTGGCGATTACTGGGAGGCAACATTCCGTAATAATTACGAAACCAACCCTTACATGCAGAAAGGGGCCACGGTAGGTTTGTGGGACACTCCCGAGCAAGCCAAGGCTTATTTCGTTGATCGTGTGGCTATGGCGGCAGACCAGAACGTGAAGCAATCGTTGCAGAGAGACCCGAACTACGTTAGTTACTCGGAGAGTAGAAAGATGGAGAATGTTGACGTGGCACTTGATTATATACAGAGAGCGCTTAACGGGGAGAAAGATGCCATCCAAAGGTTCGTTGGTACAAAATCCATATCTTACGTGAACAAGGATGGCGAGAACGTGAAAGCTCAACTTGAAGGCATATCTTCCGCAGGTGATGTAACGACGTTACATTTCGTTAGCGAGGGTAAGAAACGACAAGGTCAAGCGTCATCTAAATTTGATCAAGGTTTTGATATTAGCTTCAAGATGGATGATCCTGAATCTGTCAAACAAGCCACTTTATACCTCAAGGACTACTGGAACGGTGGCGCTCAATCTGGCGAGAAGTTACTCGATTCTGACATATTGAACGGGTTTAATTTTAACGTGTCTCCTAGAGTGATCGGAAAACGTGTTAACGAGTCTGGCGATATAGAGAATGACCCGGTAATATCTCCTTACATAGAGAAGATACGTTCTATATCTAACGATATAATAGAAGGGAAGAACAAGGGGACATCAACCAAGGAAAGTATCAGGAAAACGCTGCAAGAAATGATTAATAGCGGTGCGCTTCAAGGTAACGTCAGGACAGATGACTTATTCTTTTGGAGGGGACAGGATTTAGTGCTTGAAGACAGGGAAGGTAACGAGGTGTTCGCTATACGGTATAATGATCCAGAGAAGTTCGCCGGGAAGATAATTAACGAACTCGGGAAGATCACATCGATGGCCACTTCAACTGGTGGTCCAAGAGTGAATAACCCCCAGTTCTTGATCGGGGCTAGAAGAGGTGGAAATCAAACTAGTAGAAGCGTCACGGTTAGAAATAATAACGGATCGAGAGGACTCCCTTCTTTCGGTCAAAACTAGAGCATCATGAATGACGGTAGAAAGGTAGACAAGACATTATACAAGGATATACTGTTAGACTTCGCCAACGATCAAGGTATTGACACGTCTAACGTCACCGATGATTACGTGAACAGCGCATGGGAAGGGACGGGGGGAGACCCCACCAAGCTCATGAAGACGCTAGCTAAATCAATAGGTTTCCCCGAGGGGTCCGTTAACGACAAGTACATGGAGAAGTTGTATGACAATTACGATGTCATAGACCCGAAGTACATGAAGTCAACGTACGGTTACTTCACCCCCGACGAGCGCAAGTTGTTCCTGCCAGAGAACGCAGACGACAGGCAAGAGTTCAGGCTGGAAACGTCTCTAGGCGCCCTTGATGATTATTATAAATCTCAAGGTGAGCTTACTCCATTCCAGAAGGAGAGAATGTTCTCTAGTCGTGTCCAGAGACGGATTGATGAAGCTGGTGGAACGAACAACGAGATAAACGATTACGCTAAAAGACTGGCTAACAACCTGGGCATGGTGTACGACCCGGCACGGAAGACTTACGTGGTACCGGGGGAGGAACGAGCCAAGTACCAGTTACTCCTTAACGAGACGTACCTTGATCCCAACGAGGTGGAGAGGATGAACCCCACCATCTCGGACATGAAGAAACAGAACGAAGAGATATACAAGCTAGCCGAGGCTGAAAGTGACAAGTACTGGGACCGGAGAGAGAAAGACCGCAGGGAGAACGTGTGGAAGTCCATGACGTACGACCCCCTCGCCATATCGGGAGAGAACATGAGGGAATTCGGGGAGGCGAACGCATCGTTAATATTAAGCGACAATACCCGTAAAACCCTAGAGCTCGTGGAGAAGGTGGAAGAAGGAGGGGCGAACATGGCACTCGGTATCGGGGAGGGGTTGAAAGATTACGCCTCCAACTTGATATTGTTGAACCAGCGTCTCGGTCAGAACGAGAGGGTGAGGAACGTTAACCAGAGACTTGAAGGAATTTACGAGGACGTGATGTCACGACACCCCGAGTGGAGGTACCGGGATCATCCCGTGTACTCCGACGGGGAAATGTTACCCCCCGACAGCGCCGCAGAGATAGCCGTGAAGCAAGGGTACATTAACGAGGAGGTGAGAAGGTTGATGGACGAGCAATTCTCGCAGGATGACATCAACTTGCTTAACGCATTCCAGTTAAACATACAGGCTCAAGAAGAGTTGTCGAGAGCCACGAACACGTCGTTCAGGGTAGGGTACGGCATGGGGCAATCACTAGGTTTCATGACCGAGTTCGCCCTTACCGGTGGCCTCGTTGGACTGGGCAAGACGGCGATCAAGGGAGGGGCAACCATAGCCGGTAGGAAGATAGGCGCTAGCTCGCTAGTAAAGTCCCTTTCTAACACCAAGATCGTTGACAGGGCGATAGATTTAAGTGGCAAGATCGTGTCTTCAAAAGCGGCTAACGTGGCCACTAAAGCCGTGGAAAAAGTTGCTGGAACGAGGGTTGGTAAATCCGCCGGGAAGTTCAGCACTTGGGTGGCGAAGAATTCTACCGAGGCAGCGTCTCGAACGCTGGTAAGCCCGACTTTCATGGCTAACGTTGCCAACGATATAACTAACGGGGTGGACGTGAAGACGGCGGTGTTTAACAATTTCGGGGACCTGTTCGTGGAGAACTTCTCCGAGGGTTTATTCATGCCAGCAAAGCCGTTGAATACCGTGAGAGAGTCCATGACCAAGAGCGCCCTTCGTCGTGGTCTTGACCAGATCATGTACCGTGGAGGTTTCGCCGGGTACGGGCAGAGGGGATTCACCGGGTGGATAAAAGGTATGGCGGAGGAAATGCTAGAAGAGAAGTTCGGTGACGTGGTGAGAGGGTCGTGGACGGCCATAGACAGGGGAGAGTCCAATTACCTCACTAGAGAGTTCATAAAACCGGATGACCTTGAAATGGTGTACTCGATAGCTTTAATGTCCACAGGCCTGTCAGGATCGGGATGGATAGCCAACAAGGCAAGGAAAGCCCCACCCCGAACCGAGGAGATACGATTCCGTGCCAACAAGTACGGCAAGATGATCCCGTCCGAGCTTAGAGAGCGCATAGACGTCTTGATAGCTGACGGTGAACTAACTACCGATACTAAAATAGAGGATGCCACGAACGAGATAAACGGTGCCATAAACGGCCTGTACGACGAGTTCACGGCTGGTGGAGAGAAGGTGAAGGAGCAGAAGGATTTAGCCACGAACGCCTTGAACTACTTCAAGAACGCCGTGGAACTTGATTTACGTGATCACCTGACCGGGTTGCAGGATGCCATGAACGACGAGAACTTCCAGGCGGAGGGGGAGAGATTCACGTATCAGGGCAAGGAGGTTCAAGCTACCGATACCACGGTACGGGAGGAAGGCAAGGTAGAGGTGGAGGACGCCGATGGTAACCGTGTTATCGTCGATTATAACGACCTCACCCCCGTGCGGGAAGAGGTAAAGAGTGAAGAAAAAGAAGTTGAACAAGGTAAAATTAAGCAAGATGCCAGCGAAACTAGAGAGGTGCGTTCGGAAAGTGAAGGCACAGAACAGCAAGTCAGGGAAGAAAGTGAACCCGTGGGCGGTGTGTCAGAAGTCAACGGGACTGAAAGTACACACCAGCAACAAGAAGAGAAAGTAAGCCAGACCCCCACCCTCGACAAGCTACCCATGCAGGTGGCTAGAGACTACTACGAGAAGTACAAGGACGAGGGTATAGCCCCTAAAGAGCTGGCGTGGGAAGAGGTGAAGAAAACTGACGAGTGGAAGTCGTTAACGAAAGAGGAAAAGAAACTGGCGGAGGAAGAGTTTAACGATAACCACGAGGAGATATTCGGTGACGAGAAGATACCGTACATACGTGAGACCCCTTACAAGATCAACAAGAAACCTGTAACCACGAAGGAGGCCACCGCACGATTGAGGAACAAGGTTAGACAGCTCGGCATCGGCGCTTACAGGAAGGGGGCGGGTGATCTAACCAGTCGTCTCAAGAAGATTCGTGGCGTGATAAGGGAGGGACAGGACCTGTTAACCCCCGCCCAGTACCGGAAGATAATGTCCAAGCTGGCGGGAGGTATAAAGACGCAGGCCAAGTACCAGAATCTCGTTAACGAGGTGGAGAGGATGATCAACGAGCAACAACAGAAAGCGACTCTTGAAGAGCGTGGTAACGACGTGAAGAAGGCTAAACAGTCGGTGAGACGTTCCAACATGACCAAGGCGAAGAAACAGCAATTGCTAGATTTCCTTGACACCCCCACGGGCAAGATGACGCCGGGAGACCTCGACATGTTCAACAACGTGGTTGCAGACATACAGGAAGGGAGATTCTCCGAGCTGACGGAGTACCTCGTGGACATCTACAAGGTTGAAGAGGGGGAGGGGAAGAACAAGCTGACGCCGGAGTCGGTTGACAGGTTCTTGAAAAACGTTGACAAGAGGATAAACAAGATGTCCAACGAGCTGGACGAGGCGTCGTTCAAGGACATGAACAGTTACCTTCGATCCATAAACAACATCCGTAACAAGGCGTTCAGGCTGTACGAGAACGATCAAATATCCGAGAATGACTTGCAGTCCATCTCCGAGAAGATCGACAACTTCATGACCGGGGAGAAGGGATTCGAGAAGATGAACCAGAAGGTGCGTGACAACGTGGAAGAGATGGTGGGAATGGAACTGGAAGACGCTTACCAGATGTACCCGATGGGGACTTCCCCCCTCTCCGTGACGGTGTCCAGCATACTGTCCAACGCCGAGTACATACCAACGCTAACGAACTTCCAGCTTAACAGGCTCTACAACGCCCTGTACAACCTGAACAACGGTTACATCACCCGTGAACTGGTGCAGGCGCAGGAGGACCTCGCCCGGCATGACATGTTCGAGTCGTTCAAGAACGAGATCGACCCGAAGCTGGACGCACTGGTTAACAGCAACAAGATGGAGAAGTGGAGGGATCGTGCTTACAAGTTGCAGAAGGCTCTTGACATTCGTGACCTGAACACGGCGGAGTACATGCTGTGGGACAACTACTCCACCCCCATCTACGATAACATAGTGTCCAAGTACATAGAACCGGCAACCATACAGGCTCACGTGGCTCAAGCGAGAATGTTGAAACCGTGGGCGGCGGCGATCGAGGAGTTCAGCAAGTATTACGTTCTTCCCGTTGGCGTGTTAAACACGAGGGGACGAACCATGATGGACCTCGCCGGGATGCTCATGATAGAGAATAACTACCAGAAGAATGACCTGGTAGGGAAGGAGGGGGTGTCCAAGTTGAACCACTCGTGGTTCCTAACCGTCAAGAACGACATCGCCAACAGGGACGCCGTGGAGACGAGAAGGATCAACAACGCCACCGAGCTATTCGTGCTTGACGAGGACGGTTCGGTTAACATCGACAAGACGATTGACTCCCTCCCCGCCCGTGACGCAAAGGCCGTGAGGACGCTTATCAACGCAGCACGCCAGATATTCGACGGCGAGTTAAGGGACATGAACATCGCTAGCGCCGCCTTCCGTGGGTACGACACCGGGTTTGATCAAGTTGATTACGCCCCCCGCCAATCCACCGGTGGTAGCACTGACATACAGGCCATAGAGACCATACAGGAGATGGCAAACGAGAACTGGGGTGGTCAACTACCGGCGGCACACGCCATACATTCGAGGAGGGGAGGTATCCACAAGGTGAATTTTGACATCGCCTCGATGGTCACTCGCTCGATAGAGGAAGCCACGATGGAGTTCAACGTGGTACACCCGTACAACGCCGTGGTAAAGGCTTTCAAGGACAGGATGAACAGGCCGGGAACTAACAAGGACGAGAAGATGGTATTAAACGCATACGTCAACACGATAAAGGATCGTATAATATCCACCTATCACCTTGATAATTTCCACAACCGCACGAACAACAACTGGAACAAGTTTAACAAGTACATAAGTAGCGCCGCCCGTACCGCCTTGCTCGTGAACCCTGCCAAGATGGCAACCGAGATTGTGACCAACGTGGGGGGAGCGATCATAAGCGACGGTATCAGCGTGAACCCGGTGACGATGGTCAAGAACATCCAGCAACAGCAAGCCATGAGGGACATGTACGAGTTCTACTCCGTTCCTGACGCCGAGATGATGTCCAAGTACAGCGAGCTTACACGTGACGCTTACGGGAAGAAAACGGGCAAGAACGCCAAGATGATAGACGCATGGATCAGGTTCCCCGACCTTATCACGTCTTCCAACATGTACATCAAGATATTCAATAACAGGTTCAAGGAACTTAACGGCTCCGAGCTTGACATTGACAGGTGGCAGAAGGATGACAAGTACCGCAGGGATATAACGAAAGATTTCAGGACCGCCCACCGTGACGCCATGAAGAGAACGCAGGAATCGTTCAACACCGTGGCTCCCGTGTCTCAAGCGTCCAAGACCCGGTTATTACCGTGGTCAAAGAACATATCCCGTGACGAGGTACTCGGTAGGTGGGTGGGATTCATGATGTCCTACTCCATCAAGGAGATCGAGATGATGAAGGTGGGGTGGGGACGAATGGTAGAGGGAGCCAACCAGAACAACTCGAAGATGTTCCTCGATGGCCTGGGGATGCTTACCAGTCGTTTCACACGTAGTATAGCGTACAACCTTACAAAGCCGTTGATAGGTGCTTACCTCGCCTCCCTCGCTTTCGGTGGGGATGACGACGATTCTGTATGGGATGTCATGCAAGAGAGAACGTTGAAGAACGGTGCCATCGGTCTCGCCGGGATATTCCTCGGCAGGTACGGTACCGTTGCTGACATGACGGCATCGTTCATACTGGGTGGTGTCAAGTTCGCCGAGCAAATAGGGGCCATAGATAACGAGACGTTCGAGGGTATAACCAAGATCGCCGGGTGGGCTACTTACGCCAGACCGCAGAACCCGTATAACATCAAGCTGGGAGAGTTGTTCGAGGAAGTTTTACCGGCTATCGGTATATTCATGAACTCCATAGGTGACAACATCGACATGGCATGGAAGATATACGATCGTGCGGGACATAACGAGCCTCTAACGGACTCGGAAGAAGAGTTCCTTCGGGCGTGCGGGGCGTTCTTCGAGCTGATGACTTTCATCGTCCCGAACGTGTTCACGGCCAACCTTAGAACCATCCTCAAGGATGGCGCCAATTACAAGCGCCGGCAGGAGGCTAACAAGGAACGTGAGAGTAACACTAGAAAGGCGTTTAAAAGTAGCGGTTTAGCTTTTTAAAAGAGAAACATTTCGTATATTTATGACATAAATATAATCGTATGGCTAGAAACACGAAAACGACATCAAGCAAGGCACTAGGAAAGAAAATCAAGTATTTCTCTGTTCCCGCATCGTTTCCAACGAAACCGAACATGGCGAAAAGATTAGGTAAAAAGTAAAGTAAGTAACTATGGCTAGAAAAGCAACATCAGTTCGTAAGCCTATAATGAGGCCAGCAACTGCGATGAGAAAAATAACATGGGATGGTAAACCTAGAAGAAGTAGTAAAAAGAAATGAAAGCTACTGTTAGATTAATAAAACTAGCTCCGATACTATTGAATATCTATATAGTTCTGGTGTTATTTCTATCAGCTCTAAATATAGAAGTAGTTTCTTTTGATTACGTGTTAGGACATTCTATGTACGTTGACATGATGCTATGGCATTTGTCGAAACGATTTAAATTTTGTTCATGGCACAGGGTATTAATAATCAACTTGTTAATACAATGTACCCTACAATTAATTGACGTGCTTACAAATTGCACGATTGAGTTCTGGACAATATTGACTATCGCCTCGGTATCCGCCGTAACATCTGCCATAGTTTCAACCATTTTATATTTCAAACATGGCTGCTGTAAAATTGACGAATCTAAGTAGATTGTTCAGGCACTTCGCCGACATGATTGATAATGGTTATTGTGACAACATCACGGAGGATGATATAGATGCAATGACCGAGGTACTTAAACCATACCTCAACGTTAAAGTAAATTATGAGCAAGCGAAGAAGATCACTGGTAAGACTGACAGTGCGTTTAACAGTAAAATATCAAGATGTGGACTCAAGCCAACGAAAGAAAGGCTTTATCGCTACATTGACATGCTTAAAATCAAACACAAGAAAGTTTGAGTGGCTAGTTAGTTTCATATTGGTAATTATCAAGTATGCCCACCCCCTCCAAGGGTGGGTATCTTTTTTATTCCCCGATATGTGAATTCCCATATCGGCTGATTATCAGGCGAGGTCGGAATTCCGACCACGGGCGTAGTGAAACACGACGTATCGTGATTATCAATTAGTTGCCATAACTTCTCGTTAACATGGTTTTATAATCTATTGTTACAAAGTTATTTACCAATCATGAAAATGTATGTACATAAAAACTTATGGAAAAATAATTTTAAAAACAATAGTATCTATATTTGAATGTCTATCCATGTTATTTTAACTAATTTTAGCTTTTACTGATTATCAACAAGTTACGATAAAAACGGGAATTCCCGTTTTTATAAAACACTATGATTCAAATAGTAACATCATGGTTATTTTTTTGATATAAAATTTTATTAAATAGAAATTTATGGAATGCATTTTTATCAATAATAAAATATATACAGATATATTGTTTTTATAAATATTATTCGTATATTTGCAAAGTCAAATTTAATTTTAATATCATGGAAATAAATGAAATTATTACTGAAATGTGGCATAGAGTCCGCATAAGTGAAGACAAAAACTACGTGCGAAGTTCTGATGTTTGCAATATAATAAACAGGATTCGTATAGAAGAGAACAAGTCAGTATTTAACGCTACCCAATGGTTGAATTCTAATCCCGTGAAAGAATTAATATCTACTCTTAAAGAAGAGAGCGTGATAAAGAAAGACAAGGGGAGAGGAGCCGCCACGTGGTTGCATCCTGTACTTGCTATCGAGATGCTTATGATGGGTGGGGGTCCAAAAGCTAAATTGTGGGTGTTCGAAAATTCTAATATATTATCAAAATTAAAATAATATGAACGATATTATTAAAATTACAGGGGTGGATGGTAAACATGAAACAATGACATCCATACAAATTGCAGAGATAACAGGGAAACAACATTCTCATGTAATGCGTGATATTAGAAACGTATTAGACCAAGGGGTATCCGAATCCAATTTTGGATTGGGTTCATACACAGATGCTAACGGCATGGAACGTCCTTGTTACTTCCTAACTAAAAAGGGGTGTTTAATATTGGCTTCTGGATATGATGTAAAGTTGAGAGAGAAAATTATAGACAGATGGGAAGAGTTGGAATCAACTCATTCTAAATTTGAGATTCCTCAATCGTTCTCCGAGGCGTTAATGCTTGCGGCTAAACAGGCAGAACAAATCGAGGCACAACAAAAACAACTGAAAGAACAAGCCCCGAAGGTATTGTTCTCCGATGCGGTAGCCACTTCAACTAAATCATGCCTGATTCGTGAACTAGCCAAGTTGATCAAGCAAAATGGCGTGGACACGGGAGAGAATAGGTTATACGCATGGTTGAGAAATAACGGGTACCTGTGCAAGTTCGGTGAATCATACAACCAACCCACCCAAAAAGCGATGGAGATGGGATTATTCGAGATCAAGAAGACATCTATCACCAAGCCTTCTGGTGATATTCTAGTTACTACGACCACGAAAGTAACGGGGAAGGGACAGATTTATTTCGTGAACAAATTTCTAAATAACAGATGATGTTATGAAAGCACTAACGATTAAACAGCCGTGGGCATCGTTGATAGTTCACGGGATTAAAGACATCGAGAACCGTCCGTGGAGAACGGATTATCGTGGCCCGTTGTTGATTCACGCCTCCAAGATGATATATGGAGGTAACCTGAAAAGCTTTCTTACGAAAGAACAACTAGAAGCGGTAGGAGAAGAGTACGATGAAGTGGTGAGAGAGCAATTGACTCACGTGGGAGCTATCATCGGGAGGGTTGATCTTGTTGATTGCGTGGTATACCACGAGTCGGTGTGGGCAGAACATGATGACGAGATATTTAATGTCTTATCCCCCACCTTCCCCCATCCCAAGAAGCGTACCGTGTACAACTGGGTACTTGCTAACCCGGTGCAGTTCGTTAAACCCATCCCCTGCCCCGGGAAGTTATCTCTATGGGATTACGATTTGATCAACAGGATAGACGGGGAGACACGCCCGGTTTGTAATTGTAGTATTAACAGGAATGAGAATGAACACGTTATCAGGCTCGCCGATCGTTTCGAGTGCAGGTTCTGTGGAGGGGAATGGCACAAATGAAAAATAAAACACGATGGTAAAATATCAAGACGAGATAGTTAGAAACATGAAACAACGGGTAAGAACCCCGCAGTTTCTTAACAGGGTCATCAAGGTGTACGATTTCACCACCCTGTTTTCAAGGTTAATGATGTACCGAAGGGCCAAGAGTTCACTGGTACAACCGAAGAAGGAGGGGGAGGAAGAGACGACGTACAACATGTATAATTCCATGTTCATAAGAATCAAGGAAAAGAACAAGTTGAACGACAGGAAGATGAAAAGAATACTCAAACGATTCTACAACATCTCCCCCACCGCCACGATTGACGTGATGCACACCTGCATGGAATACCTGTCATTCCTTGAAGGTTCCATTCCTAGAGATTTGTTCGAGGGAAACCTAGACAAGAGGAAATACATTGATCAATACTTCAACAAGATAGAAGAATTCATAAACGAGAAATAGGGATAGATATTATAAGTTGTTAATTTGTCGCACCTGATTACTTGATAGTCAGGTGCTTTTGTTTATTATGCAAAGTAATTGAACCCCGATCTACCTTCCCGTAACTTTATCGAGATAAAATATTCGTTTAACCAAAAAAAACTCATTTTTATGGGAAGTGAAAAGATTTTCATGTTCGGTGAACCCTCTACCGGTGGGCGTGCCGATCTTACCGCCATTTTACCGGCGTTAATGAACAACAACAAGGGTATTGACCCCAACATCTTGGCCATGCTTGGCAACCGTGACGGGAACGGTCGTGACGGGTTCGGCAACGACTTCTTCGCCATCTTGTTACTGTTTATCTTGATGGGATGGGGTGGAAATAATAACGGTGGATTCTTCGGAAACCGTGGTAATGGCGGGGGAGAGGGATTAAACATCCTGAACAACGACTCCACTCGTGAACTGTTGATGTCAGCTATCCAAGGTAACGGAAACGCTATCAGTCAGTTGTCAACTCAACTAGGATGTACTACCGGGCAAATCCAAGACGGTATCAACACCTTGAACATGAGCTTGTGCAACGTGGGTAACCAAGTTGGTATGAGCGGTCAACAGGTTATCAACGCTATCCAAGCCGGGAACTGCACGCTTGCAAACCAGATCGCCTCATGTTGCTGCGATGTTCGTACCGCTATCGAGCGTCAAGGTTACGAGAGCCAGCTAGCGACCGTGAACCAGACGAACACGTTGCAGAACACGATGAACCAAAACTTCATCGCTTTGAACAATGCAGAGCGTGATAATTTCCAAATGCTTGGTGCTAAGATAGATAGCCAAACTTCTTTGATCCAAGATAAATTCTGTCAGTTGGAAATGAGAGAGATGCAAAATCGTATAAACACGTTACAACAAGAGAAAACCGCTCTTGAAACGTCTGCGTTATTGCAACAACAGACTCAGAACTTGGTTGGTCAGTTAAAAACTCCATGCCCTGTGCCTGCGTACCTGACCTGTCCGCCTAACATGCCTTACGGATATAACCCTTATGGTGTTGGGTATGCAAATGATGGTTGTGGTTGCGGTTGCTAATCATGATCGGTTAAACTAGAGTTCTTTGACTTGTTGATAAGATTTTTGTAATCGGATAAGAACATCCATTCGAATCCTTTATGATGGTGTAATTTTCCTCTACAACATTGTAGTACAGAACTATGTGTGAATCCATGTCTAGTTGCCTCCATTATGGATGGAAACGTGTTAATCAGCTCTCCATTCATGATTTGAACTACTGGCATACTCTTTGGAGTGTTATATTTACCTTTTTTAGATAAACTTATTCTACTCCTAGTGATAGGGTTATTCATATTTATCGTGTTCGTACACCATCTTAGATTTGAAACATGGTTGTTCATAGGGTTACCATCTATGTGGTCTATGGAGGGGTAATTGTTGGGATTTTCTATGAAAGCACAGGCAACTAACCTGTGTACGGTAATAGCCTTCCTGATACGATTCTTGCACAAATGTGCAGTATATGTTTGGTATATAGATGATTTTCTCTTTGCATTTTTAATATTCAAAGACATTATAGACGGACGAATGATTCTATTGCTTTTATCGCTGTTAGGAACTTCCCTCCCCAACGACATGACTCTTCCAAAATTGGACACCATGTAGCAACCTTCATAACCGGCTACATCCTTCCACATTTCACCTTCCAAGGTGATACTTTTTAAAAACTCTTCATTAGTCATTTTATCTGTTTTTAAAGTGACACTGGCAGTAAAAAAAAGAATGGGAAGGAGGCCAGAAAACTCCTTATCAACAAGTTAATTACTCTTGTCTATCCCGGTGCAAATGTAACAATTAATTTAAAATAAATTATGTACCCGATGAATTATTATTACGGACCTTATTTTAGAAGACCAGTACAGAGACTGGATCAAGGAGGAATTCCGGCGATAAGAAGTGTCGCCGTGACAACCGACGCTACTAACAGCGAGGTTATTTATAACATTAGTCCGTGTCAGTTTCGCTCCCTCCCCAAGACAGGGATACTGTTATTGAATATAGCTCATTCCCCGGCGGCGGGATCGGAAGGATACCCGGTTTCGATTGCCACTACTCCCGCTAATAGCACGACAACCACGTCATCCAAGACGCCGTTAATAAACGGTTCAGGAGACCAGATGTTATCTAGCGAGATAACGCAAGGGAATCGCTACTTGATCTTTTACGACAAGTGTAACGGCACGTTCCAGACTATTAACCACATAGTACCGCCGACGGCTGCCGCTAGTAACAGTGGAGAGTGATTGAACATTAAATTTAGAAACAATGCAATTCAAGGATTTACAGAAATCGTATCAAGTCTACATCCTGTACAAGGGAGAGAAAATTAGACACAAGATGGGGACGGTGGTGAGTATCGCCAACCCTAGGTTCCAACCGTTACAGCCGGGACAATTATCTTACCAGCAACCGCAGGACAAGATAGTTGACTTGGAAGTTTCCGTTGATGGAGTTAGTTCAACGTTCGTGGTGAGGGAGAACATGACGGTAGAAGTTAGAAATGACATTACCATATCGTGTGACAGGGACCCGATCCTTAACGAGATCAACGCCATCATGAGAAATAGTAACGACATTCTGAATAGCGTGGACAAGCACAAGTCCATACTGGAAGATTGCGAGCAAATAGTCAAGGATTTGAACCCCGTCCTTGCCGTTGACAAGAGTCGTGACGAGAAGATCGCCAACCTTGAAAAATCGGTAAGTGGCATTAATGACAGTATAGAGGGCTTGAAAGAGTTGATACTTGGATTGAATAAAAAAGAATAGACATGGTAAGAATAATTGGTTTCAACAGAGACGGTTACAACAAGGATATTCAGGAAGAAGAGTACCGGAGACGCCAGAGAGAGGACCGTAAACGCCAGATGATGGAGGAAGAAGAAAGAGAGAGACGTCGCAACAGACGTGATCGATACGAGGAAGATGATTACGACGATGATGACGATGATGACGAGGAATACGAACGTCGTGAACGGGAGAGAAGAAGACGCGAACGTGAAGAGGAAGAAGAGGAAATGGAGAGGGAGAGAAGACGCAAGCGCAAGAGAATGATGGAGGATGAAGATGACTTCACCCGCCCCGAGAACCGTTATGACAGGTACGATCGTTACGATGACGAGCCTGAAATGCGTCGTGGTAGAAGAAGACGGAGAATGTGATGGGAAGGGATCGTTATTATTTCAGTAGCAAGACGTTCGAGGATTACCTTGACGAGCATGGTCCTCACTTCTCCAAGAAGTTATGCGAGCTAGCTGTTAGCTGCATGGAGAACGCTGACGGTTCAAAGCACAGGTATTCCAAGGAGGAAGTCAAGGAACTTCTGAAAAGGAACGGGGTGACGGTGAAGAAGGCGAGCGAGTATGATTGTTGCTTCGTGGCTAACATGGCTTACGCCGACTTTTTCCCGGAGCCGTTGCGTAACGAGTTCGACATAGCGATGTACGTGAAGAAGTATATCGACGACCCGGACGGTTACGAGGGAATAGCTTTCTCACGGTATCTTGCCGACTTGAAGAGAACCGGCACGTATATCGACTGGGAAGAGATGATTTAAAAAACAAGACCCATGAACGAGATCATGTATTTAATCGAGCAGCTTGATGACGAGTGCAATTTTTACACCTGTCAAGCGATTGTGGTGAGACTTAGAGATATGGTTTGTAGCTGGGTCAGTTAAGCGAGAAGAGGAGTGGTTAATTCCACTCCTTCTTTTTTCTTGCCAGTTCCTCTCCCTCTTTTTTCGCCCTTTCAACTATCGTTTCTTGAGAAAACCCTTTTGCCAGTATTTGAACGATAACCGGGAGGATGTTAGGATTCTCCGAGAAATAAGACGCTATGGCGGGGGCCATGTTTCCCAGCTTGAAATCCGAGAACACGGATGATCTTAACTCATGGAATCCCTCGACATCAACGTTCTTCTCGTATGATGTCACGAGTAGATACCCCACCCCCATCTCTTTCAGTTCTTGAACAGATTCCTGTAACTCCTTGATTTTCTTCGCAATTTTTTCTTCTTTTTTCATTTTTACTGTTGTTTCGTGATTAACAGGACCATGAGGTCCCCTATTATGTTGTTTATTATTTCCTTGGCGTCCATCCTCCCCCTCTTGTTGGAGACGGCCTCTTGTATGGATGCAAGCCTGTCGTTAAACTCTATCATCAGGCTATTGTTCAAATCTATCGATTCTTGTAACCTGTCGATTTTATCTATAAGCTCGTCCTCCCTCATGACCTGAAAGATTGCCCGGTGAACATTACCCTCTTGCAGCACGACTTGATTCTCTCTAGCGTCCTCTCGCCGTACCTGTCAACTATCCCCCTGGCGCTAAGGTTGGTGGACACGAGAACGAGGTTACCGTTCTGCTCCGCCCTGTCCATCAGCTCGGGGAAGGCGTGCCTCTCGTTGCCGTAAGTCATGATTTTAGATTCCATCCCCACGTCATCGAGGCAGACGATTTTCTTCTTCAACACGTCATCGAGGTTGTCTCCTATCGAGGTCATCGTGTAGTAGGATGCCACCTTCCCGTGTCTCTCGGCGAGGAGGGGGAATATGTCACGAATGAACACCGTCTTGCCCCTCCCGTAAGTCCCGTAGAGGAACAGTCCCCTCCCCTCGTTATCGGATAACCAGCTCGCTATCTCGTCGTACTCGGGTATCCACTTGAAAGAATCCCCTATGAAGTGCGAGTAAGCGTTTTTAAGCCACTTCTCGCTCTCGGGTATAGAAATGTATATCCTCTTCTTGAAAATGGCTCCACGGTTGTAAGAATAGCCTCTAGCGATTAATTCCCTGTCCATGCCTAGAACTTTTCGTAATGGTTATGGAGGACCGGGGCGTTCTTTATCCACACGTTTTGTAGCTTGCTCTTCCAGTTCTTGACCTCGTTCCCGTTGGAATCTATCCACTTGCCTTCCACCTTTCCCTCGTAACACTTGCGTATCTTCGCCACGGTGAGCATCGTGCATTGCCTGCCGTTCTCGGTGAAGTACTCGAGTATCTCCTCGTCAGTCGGGATAGTGAACGCTGCCATCCTCTTCTTGCACCCGGCGATCCACCGCCTGAGGTTCTTCTCCACCAGCTCCTCGTTTTCCTCAATCAGTTTCCTCGTCTCTTCCGAAATCATGGCTCAATCGTTTATAGGTTTCACTGAAAGTCTTGTCCGATAACATCAACGACTCGAACTTGTCTATGGCGTGGTAATAGTACTGCCTCGTCTTCCCGAGTATCTTGCAGGCGAGGTGACGGTTGTCGTAAGTGTCGCCCGATAGCTTGATGAAGGCAGTTATAGCACGGAGGGTGGGGAGTTCAGCCCTTCCCCCCGCCATAGCGTCCATCGTGGTGGAACCGAAAGCCCGGCAGCAAGCGTTGAGCAAGTCCATCATCCTGTCGTGCATGGATGGTTGTTTCTCGTTCTCGCCGTACATGATGTCTCCCACGTCTTGCTTGAAGTCATCGAACAGTATCTTGAAGTTACCCTTCGGGTGCTTCATCACGTCCTTGTACAGCAATTCTATCCTGTCATCCAGTTCCTTTATCATTTCAATCCACTTAGCTCGTTCAACAAGTTAGAGAACTCCCTGGCGTACATCATCACGATCCTCTCCGGTTGATCTTTCGCCGCTTTTAACCATTCCTGTCCCAGCGTGTCGCACAGCTTGCAGAATAACAGGGTGGCGTTGTTCAATGCAACGTTGGCGTTGATACCAGCCTCGTTGACCTTTCCTTTCCCGCCCCCACCCCCACCACCGAAGGATGAAGGTGCCGCCGGGACGATCTTCACCTTGAAGCTGTCAGGCCTGTTTCCCGGTTCTATCGTGTAGTCAACCGTCTCGCCCACCTTGAAGGCGCAGTTGTTACCTTGTTTCGTCATGTTACCCCCCACGTCACCGTTCTCGAAACGGACGGTCCACGTGTGGAAAACACCTTGTTTCCCTACCCAGTCTTGTCCTTGGACGACGCTGGTCACTTTTGATTTCTTCTGTTCCATGTTAATACCCGAATGTTAGTTTATCAATTAACTCCCATAAATCTTCCGTCATGACTTCTCTTTTAAAAGTTCGACGTATTTCTTGTAGAAGATGCAGTCCTCGCATTCTTGCTCTTCTGAACCGCACCCGCTTATTTCCTTGCTACAAAACGCCTTGAACACTCTCTTGACGTCTTCAACGCTAACGAACTCTTCCATCAGCTTATCTCACCGTACATGATGCAGTATCCCTGTTCCATCAAGAAAGCTAGACTCTTGTGTTCTTCAGGGGTGGGGGTGCCGTCTTTCAACAATACCTTCCTCCCCCTGGCGTTGTAACCTTGTTTCCTTAGGAAGGCCATGCACTTGTACCTTTTTCTCACGGTCTTCTTGTCGACCTTGAGTTTCAAACCTTTTCTTAAACCTCCTGTTTGCATTTGCTTAATCTTTAAAACGTTCAACGTGCCTGCCGGACTTGCCAACGAACTTCAAGAGAACCACGGCGTGAAGGTCTTCTTTCGCCCTGAACTTCATCTCCTCCCACGATGACATGGTAACGGGTACCCTTCGTTCCTTCTTCCCGTTGATCTCGATGTACCAGATGTTATCGTCATCTATCTCCCTGTCTATCGTGTGGTGGTACTTGCTGTAAGTTGACGCCGATCGTGGCGTTTCCGGTTTCCTCACCCCCGGTCTCTTATATTCTTTTGGTTTCATTGGCTATCTTACACTTTAACGGGCAGTTAGCGCAAGAAGTCTCGTTGGGGGAAATCTGGTCCCACCCCTGCAACAGTAGGGTGTTGTACACGATCGCCGCCTCCCTGGCGAGGTCCTCGCATAACCCCAGTCTCTCGGCGGTACACTCGAACCTGTAATCTCTCGTGTTCACGATACCGTCCTTGTCCGGCCTCAAGTCAGCCACGATGTAGAACACTTGCGGGTCCTTCATGGCGGCGTTCCACCCGTTGTAGAATAACTCTTGATGTCGCCAGTCATGATACTTCTTGACTTGATGATTCAGCTTAAAGTTACGTATCAGGTGGTGTTGCACCAGCGCCCTCGTCTTGTTAATGAATCTAGGGTCTCCCCAGCAAGACTCGGAACACTTGTCGGGGAAGGAGGGAGAGAAATACGTGCTGTCGATGTTACTGGTGAGGTAAAGTATCAACGATGCCAGCACGCCCTTGTAGTTACACGGGAAGACGTCCAGAGTGTCCTCGAACCACACCTTTATGCCGTTGTAATCGTTCACGTATGAAACTAGTGGCATATTAGCGTTCACGTCATTCACGATTGTCCCACCCCTGAACAGTACTGATTTCCAGAACCTCGCCCTCTCTAGTATCCGTATCTCGTTCGTTGACTTGTCCCCGTTGGCAAGGCGTTTCATCCTGCACGGGCTACCGTCCCCGGTGATCACCGACTTGAAGTAATCCTTCATCGCTACCACCTCCCCCTCGTCCTGTAATACCAGCGTCTTGTCGAGCAAGCCCCTTATCTTTTTAGGGCAGGCCCTGTGAGTGCTTATGATCTGGTCGTCACACACGTGTATCCCGAACTCCTTGAAGAGTCTTGGTGTCATTATCAACTGTTCCATGTCAATCTTCCTCCTTGCTAAAGAAACCACCGTTCTTTCCTACCAGCTCGTAATAAACGTCAGTCTTGTCACGTCTCTCTGATGCGTTACAGAACGGCACCTTCACGCAACAATGATCGTTGTAACCGGAGATGGAGGGGAAGAACCTCATGTCACATCTCAAGCACTTGTCGATATGATCCGACTTGTTGTACCTCTTTACCTTGAAGAGTATGCCCTTGCGTTTCAGCACGCTCCCCACCGGGACGTGAGAGTTCCTGTAAGCGCTCCTTAACACGAAGAACAGGAATACCAGCAAGGCAACGGCTATTACAATGAATATAGTTATCATGTTTTCCATTTAGTTTAATTATAATACAAATATACGTACTTTATTTTACAGGTGGAATGATATAGATAAATACTATAAACTACTTGATGTCATCTACTAGATTTATCTTTACATGAGACAACTTGTAGTCAAGAATGTCCCATGCTGCCTGAATATCAGGCTCTTTCTCGAACACTAGTTCCACGTTATCGTGCTTGAAAGAATTAAGAAACATGGTGGCGTGTCGAGCTATATTGGATATGTAGTTACTTTTCATTACGTAGTGGCACCGGAATTGCTCGCTAACGTAATTGCTGAAATCCTCCTCCTTGATCTGGAAGTACGTCGCCATGCTAATGATCAACACGAGGAGGGCGAGGGTGGTTGTCTCGTCAGAGTCTTCTATCCTCTTGTCGAAGAATCTCTTGATGGAGTAGAAGAACACCGTGTAATCGTGTTTCATGTCATCGTACAGGTCATCTAGCTGGGTAGTCAGGAAATCCCTGTACTCCCTCCCCACCTCCATGTACCTGTGGTTTATCCACATCCGTATGTTTCTCTTTAACTCGTTACAATGGAACTTGTTTTTCTTCACGTGAAGGCCGCTTTTCTTGACGTGATCTTCCAGCTCCACGATGTAGTTTTCCATGATCTCGGCTAGAAAAGAAGTGAGGGTTAGATTGTAAACCCTCACGTTAATGTCTAGCTTCTCCTCGATCAGGGGGACTTTAATGAATGCCATACCATGACAGTTGATCCCAGAACATCTCCTTGTACGTGTCGGAGTAAGCGGCGAATCCCTCCCCGGAGAAGTTGTAATGATGGTGTAACTCGGTAACGTGTATCTTCTCTCCCTCCACCGTCACGAACCCGTCAAGGTCACACAGCACGGTTTGGATCGGGGCGTTACTCTCTTTCGCCTCCTTGATGGAGATGTAATCCTTGGGCCACACTTTAACCACGTCAAGGCCGTAGATGTCCGTGTTGCCGTTTCTAAGGCACAGCACGGTAACGAGGTATCTCTGGTCCATCAAGAAGTTGGTAACCCCGAATTTCTTGTTGCTGACGTTCCAGAACATTATCCCGTCGGAGGTGGGTAGGAGGGTACTCGTTGACAAGTCCCACACCCTGAACATTAATTTTCTCATGATCATTAATTTATAAGTTTAAACTTGATGTAAAAGTACGAATTTTTCACTTCCCGTCCATGAGGTCATGGAGGAACTTGCGACCTTTCTCCGTCCACCGGGTCTGTATTTGTGTCCCCTGTTCCCCGTTAGCCATCATGTACGGGACGGACACGGTGTGAGTGTACCCGTTGCCTTGGTACTTGGCGTACAGTATCCACGCCCCTCCCTGCCTGTATTGAACGCCCATCTTCGCCAGTCTAGCGTTCAGGGTCTTGGCGGATAGACCGAACTCCTGCGCCATCTGGGTGGTGGTGTACGAGCTTTTGGATGACATCGCCTTGTCGAAATACTCGACCTTGGGGGCGGCCTCTTTTATCGTCTCCGTGAGCAACGTTTTCTCTTGCTCTAGCATCTCGATTCTTTGTTCCCTTCTCTTGATAGTCTCTTGGGCGATCATGACTGCTCTAGCCATTATCTCTTCCGGGGTATCATTGTTACTAGTAGACATATAACCGCCATTCTTTCTTATAGCTGGTAAAACTTCTGATGTTACCCATTTACGGAAAGGCTTAACACGTGGAGATGAACTTTGCAATATCACGTCATAGAATCCAGATTCAGTAACAAAGTTTGCCATTGAATTACCAGTTATACCCTCACTAGAATTTAGGGCGTGTAAATCAATTAATTGCACATCGTCTTTGTCTAGCCTGTTTTTAACTTCACTAGGATTTGTCAATTCTAAAACCTTGCACAAGTCTGCTAAGCAAAACAACGGTTGATCATTTGTCCCGGTTACTCTTATTTCACCGAAACTTTCATTCTTAAAAATCTCAATAGAATTCATAACGTTTAATTTTTGAACATAAAAAACTGCGCTACGTGTTGTTCAAGCCTTAAACGCAAAGCTCCGGTGTATTTCTACTTACCGACACGGCGCAGTATTATGTGATAAATAATATCTCTAATTATGGGTACAAAAAATGCCACGATGAGTGGCGGATCATACCGCGTCTAAGTTTGAACGCATCAAATATAATTGTTTCTTGTCAATTATCAAAATATATCAACTATTTGATTATCAGAATTACCATTTTTTCTGGTAATTGAAAATAGGTAACTATATATCTGATTACAATAATATTGTAAATACTTGATATTCTGAATTGTGAGATTTTCTCACAATTGAATATATGACATTGTGAATCAAGAATCCATATGATTTACAATGTATTGCGATGGTATCATGAGGATTTAAATATCCCCACCCCGGTTGCTTGCAATATGTACTTTTTAGGAAATAAATATTACCGGGGCGGGGAATCAACCTATTTTGCAAGAATGAAATTTCATAAAACGGGGAGGATGTCACCCCTCCCCTCAACACTCAAAATTTGATACCATGCGTCCTACTTAAAGGAGTGGATGACCCCCGAACGAACGGGGGAGGGACATTGAACTAAAGAGTTATAAACAAACATAAATTTATGACACAGATGCAAATATAATGTCCCCTGCCTTCGGCTCATCCTCCAGGTGTCTCACGACAACGCCGGAAACGACTTAAAAACTATGATACAAAAATGAAATAATGAGTTCAACTTTCACTCAAAGTTAGTATTTTTTTTCTTACTAATTCAAAGAACATGACGATTCTTTACCGTGCATATACCCCCACCAACCCCTAGAACCTTAACATGACCTCTAACTATATATACTATAATAGTTATACTGTGTATACTATATATATAGTTTAGTACTACCATAACTATAATAGTATAGATGGTAGGAGGAGATGCAGGAAGGGAAGAACGAGTACCAGCATGGTTATGATGAATCTTATCACTAAAGATCATCGTGGCTTGATCCCGACCCTACCGTGAAAGGGAGGTTAGTATAATAGTCTCTCGACCATGCAGTGACCAGGTTGTCGTCGTCCGGCATTGCCTGGATTTCCCTAGGATCATCACCTTCAGTTGGAACTTTTGGGCCGGCTTGAGTGATCAAGAGTGATTGCCCGGGGGAGGGGTGGTTCCAAAATAACCCTCGTTACTTCCCTCCTTGCCGGGCATTAAAAAACCCGGCCTTGAGCCACTCCTTTCAAGTACCGGGGTTTTCTACTTAATATATGATTAGTAGGAAAAAGTTTATCATGTCATCGTTACTTTATTTGGAGTGGCGCAGTAACGATGCAAATATACGACTTAATCTTTAAATTTCAACTTTCGTTGCAAATCTTTTTCGTCCTCCCCCACCGCTTTTTCAACTTCTTTCTCGAATTCCCCCGTGTCTTTCTTCTTGATGGTGGGATCGGCTACCCATTCAAGGGCGTAGAATCCCTTGTATTTCGGTTCTTCTACTGGATTCAGCCTGTATCTACCCACGTACTCTTTCTTGTCGATATTATTCATGGAGAACAGCCTGGAAGTGTTCACGTAATATGATCCTGACTTGCTTTTGTTTATCTTGAAAGAATCATTATCTTTCACGGTGAACTTGAAATAAAGTCTCCCGTCATCTCCCATCCCGATGGTGATGCCGTCACGACCGGGGAAGTAATCCATCGTGTCCTTGTAAATACTTACCATCCCGTTACGGTATATACCAACGTGCAGGTTGGATGGTATGTTCTTTAAAATCTTGATGTTAAGCATGGCTATCTTGTTATTATTGTTTTGTTTTTCAAATCGTTTAAAAGCTCTTCCGTGGTATGGAACAATTCTCCTTCTAACAAGGTTTTAGTATCGGTGAGAAACCAGTATTTAACATCACGTTTCCCATCTGATAAAAACTTCACGTCTATGTTTATATTCTGGATAACATCTTCATGTACACGATTGTCTAGCAAGAATGACACTTTATCCCCCACCCTGAACGGCATCTCTATCGTTTCAAAGTTCGGGTTATCCTCTTTCTTGTCCTCGAATTCAATGTCTAGTATCTCTTCCGGTGTCATCTCCTTGAACTCGCAAGTGGAGAACACGTACATACTGTAATACGGTTTTAAATGCAACATTGATGAGTCACCTTCTTCTTTAATTAACTCGAAGAACGGGAATATGTCGTATTCTTCTACCTTGAATTCCAATTTCGAGAAGAGGGGGTATATTTTATTGATCACTTCTACACCCCTCCCCCTCGTGTAAATTTTCGTGTTCGCAAGTTTATCAATCGCTTCTTCAACGGTCATCTTTTTCATAGTTATTCGGTATTAAAAATTCAACTTTATTTTTCTCGCATATATTAACGAAGTTTTCCTCTATCGAGAGGGAGGGGTTTGCCAGTTCGAGGTTGCTCGCCGTTATCGGCATCCCCCCCACCCTGTACTCGTACCATCCACGTAACAAGGACTTGTACGATGAATCAACGCTGAAATAGGTTCTGGCGATGATTCCTGTCCAACCTTCATCAAGTAACTTCTTGAGTAACAGGTAGTCTTTACTCCAAGCGTACTCGGCTATCTTGTTTAATTCGATCACGGCCATGATAAAACCTTGACTATTATTCTCCAATTCTAGCCATAATTCTTTGTTGTTTGGCAAGTATTTATCTAAAAATTCATCTAGTTTCATTCTCGTGTCTCTTGATTATGTATTCTACCGCCTCTTCCGGGTTCATGTGTTTTCTAGCCACGTCGAAAGCCTCGTGTATCGGTAACGTGTCAAGATATTTAACCTTCGAGGTGGGGGAGAGTTTCCTGAAATTAAATGTCTTGTAAGTATTGTCATCAGTGGTGACAAGAGAGAATAACGATTCTTGAACTTCATCAGATAATTTAGTCAAGTTTCTCGTGAAGAAATCTCTAACGTTACTACTTTGATCCATCCTGTTGACAAGTAGTTTGGCGATGTTGTTCAACAGGTTGTCGTCTATCTTCACGTACTGGTCAATGCTAGCAAGTATTACCCACTCCCCCCTCTTCTCTCTTATCGTTTTAAGTATCTCTTCTTCCACGTCCGGGTCGTTAATGTAAGGACTCTTGCACCACTCGGATAGGGGATACCCGTCAAGGCGTGTGTAATTGCTATATCCCCACTCGTAATTCTCACCGTTAACGAGATACTTTGGCTTGCGAACGAAAGCCATTAAATCGCTCTTGCACAGGTGTACGGGTAAAGTATAGTTATTCAATAACTCGATAGCTTGATTCAATCCAAGTTCCTTGAACACTTTTCCAAGAATAATACTGTTATCGTAATAGTTTATGATTAACGCTTTAATGAAACTACCGTGTGAAGTGACACTCACCGAGCGGGTGGGGGAGCATCCTATCGTGTGCATAATATCACTAATCAGGTTGTAACAGTGTTTCACATCGTTAATGTCCTTGTCTCTCTCCCACCTCTTTTTTATTAATTCCAAGATGAAATTAGCGTTATCATCGTGATCTCGTTTACCTCGTAATTCCTTGATTTTAGAGTTGGCGTTCTCTAGCCTTAATTCAAGGTTAGCGATTCGCTTGTCTTTCTCGCTAACGAGCGTCTTGATGTTATCGTTAACAAGCTCGTTAACATCCAGTGTTAAATAGTTTTCTTCCATTGCAGATAGTGGTAATTTTAATATGTGTTATCGTAATAATCACTCCCGTTCTTTAGTATCTGGATTAGGCACTTACGTACAATATTACACTTGTACGTATTGACGCTTCACCGGAACGCTACTTTTTAGGTCAATTTCTTGACGGTCATCCATAGTTGGAACCTCCACGTCCGAACCCCCGTGTGCCACGGGTTTATTTACAAATAATAAATTCTGTTCTTGTAATCCAAAACGCTTGATGTTACAAGCGGCGAGCAAGTCACGATCGTTTACCGATCCACAGTTAGGGCATACCCATTCCCTTTCAGAAAGTTTCAGTCCCCTGT